TTAACTGATAAACAGTACGAAGAATTCAAGGGACTTTCAAGAAAGGAACAAGAAGATTGGCTTCGTGCTGATGGTGAAAGAATTGTTGATGATTATGAAATAGATGATATTGGTAGTATAGGACATATAATATCTGTGCAGGATGCTTAAATATGTAGATACTAAAGTAGTATTTCAAGAAGTACCTGATGAAATAACACTGGCTATCAATATATCAGGATGTCCTTGTCACTGTGAAGGATGCCATTCAGCATACTTAGCAGAGGATATAGGTAAACCATTAAATTGGGATAGTCTTAATGCTCTCATATATACCAACACAGGTATTACTTGTGTATCTTTTATGGGAGGAGATGCTGAGCCTGAAACAATAGATAAGCTTGCTTATGAAGTTAAAAGAATTGGTCTTAAGACAGCTTGGTATAGTGGTAGACAGGAATTATCTAAGAAAATTCACTTATGGGACTTTGACTATATAAAGTTAGGGCCTTACAATAAGGACTTAGGTCCTTTAAACTCAAGGACAACTAATCAAGTGTTCTATAAGGTAGTTCATTTATCATCAGGCAAAAGTAAGATGTATGATATAACATACAAGTTTAGAAAGAAAGATGATTAAGATGCTCACTAAAGAGTACAGAGAAGGTGACCTGGCTGTGCAAACCACAGAGGTCACCTTTCTTTGTATTCCAATATTTAAATATAAGAAAGTAACAACAAACAATAGGGCTGTAGCAATGTTGACAGTTGCAAAGTCTGATAAAAAAGTAAAAGGATTTTATGAAACTAACAATAAAAGTAAAAAGAATAAATAAAAAATTAGTTCTCCCAGAAATTACTAGTAAAGGAGATTGGATTGACCTTAGGTCTTCAGATACAGTAAGCCTTGAAGCACCACAAGCAGCAACTTTGAAGAGGCACAAGTTAGAAGGAATGGAAGTGGCTCATAGAGATGTTAGGTTTGATTCAACCCTTATAGGATTAGGAGTAGCAATGCAACTTCCTGATGGGTTTGAAGCTATAGTAGCTCCTAGAAGCAGTACATATAAACATTTCCATATTATAGAGGCTAACCACATAGGTATTATTGATAATAGCTATTGTGGGAACAATGATGAATGGAAATTTCCTGCCATTGCTCTGAAAGATACTGTAATAATGGAAGGTGAAAGAATCTGTCAATTCAGGATTCAATTGTCACAAAAGGCTACTGTATGGCAGAAATTGAAGTGGCTCCTTTGTAGTGGAGTAAAGATTGTAGAAGTTGAATCCCTTGATGGAGATGATAGGAAGGGATTTGGCTCAACTGGAGTTAATTAAACAATATGATTTACATTTTATTGATTTTTATAGCAGCTATTTTCCTTGGTGCTTACTTAAGTTATTACCAGGAAAATAAATTCTCTATCTCCTTTATGGAGACCTTTAACTTGACAGAAATGCCTATTGTTACAATGTTTGCAGGTGATTCTAAGATAAACTTCTTACTTGATACTGGCTCTACACAGTCATATATTTCAGGGGCAGCATCTGATTTAATTACAGGCAAAGAGGCAATGTGCAATATGCAGATAATTTCTGCTCAAGGTTCAGCAAAAGCAAGTTGCAAAGTAATTGACACTGTTCTTACATATAAAGACAAAGACTTTGATATCAGGCTTTTTGTAAATAGTGGTTTGGATACATCATTTGAGGATATTAAGCAGAAAAAAGGTATCACTCTACATGGTGTTATTGGTTCTGATTTCCTTGATAAGTATTCCTATATTATTGATTTTGAGAAATATCTTGCATATCCTAAGAAATGAGTCAAATATATCTAGTAACTGCTCAAAAGCAGTTGTTTGATAATGAGGCTTACAAAATTATAGGTGTTGAGGAGTCCTTGAGGCTCCTCTCACCTTTAAAAGTTGTAGGTCTTGATACTGAGACTGAGGGTTTTTCACCATATCTAAAGAAGCTGCTTATGCTTCAACTTGGTAATAGAGATTTCCAAGTTGTAGTAGACTGTACAACCATAGATATTCAACTATATAAAGAGTATCTGGAATCAGATAGATTATTTATTGGATGGAATCTAAAATTTGATGTTAAGTTCCTATTCTATCATAAGATTATACCAAAGAACCTTTATGATGGATTCTTAGCAGAGAAGATGAGGTGGTTAGGATGGCCCCCAAGAATGCTCTCACTCAGTCTTAAATCAGCAGGAAAGAATTACCTAGGTGTTGAACTTGATAAAACTGTCAGAGGTCAGATTATTTGGAGAAGGGAGCTTACTGATGAAATAGTAGAATATGCTGCTAATGATGTCAAGTATCTAGAGGATATTATGAACAAGCAGACAGAAATACTATATGCAAGAGGTCAGAAGCTAGCCTTAGAAGTAGAGAATAGAGCTATCCTTCCTACTGCATACTTTGAGTTCTGTGGTGTTAGGCTTGATGTTGAGAGGTGGAAAGCTAAGATGAAGAAGGATGAAGAAGCCTTACAGAAGGCTCAAGATGAACTTGATAAATTTATTGTAGACCTTTATAAAAAGGGAACTGCAGGTATAGATAAGTTCATAGAAATAGCTCACCCTGACTTGTTTGGATATACTACTCCAGGACCTGAGTGTATAGTAAATTGGAATAGTTCTAAACAAGTAATTCCTCTTCTTGAATTCTTTGGTTTTAACCTTTTAACTAAGGATAAAATCACAGGTGAAATGAAGAAGTCTGTAGACTCTACAGTTATTGAGGGACAGAAGAGTAAGCACCCTATTGCTGAAGTCTATTTGAGGTTTAAAGCTGCCCAGAAAGTAACTAGTACTTATGGACAGAACTTCTTAGATTTAATCAATCCTAAGACTAATAGAATCCACACTCAATTCAATCAAATTGGCACTGATACCCATAGATATAGTTCAGGAGGAGGGGATGATAAAGAGCTTATTCCTGGTAGGAAGATACCTCTGGTTAATCTACAAAACCTTCCTGCTGATGCTGAAACCAGAGCTTGCTTTATAGCAGAAGATGGTAATAAGTGGATTAGTGCAGACTATAGTGGTGAAGAGTCAGTAATCCTTGCTAATATAGCTAAGGATAAAGCTATGATTGAATTGTTCTTACATGGTTGTGGAGACTTGCATAGTCTAGTAGCTAAGATGGTTTATCCTGATGAGCTTAAGGATGTTCCTGTAGAGAAGGTTAAGAAACTTAGACCTGATTTAAGGAAGAAAGCAAAGGCTCCTGAGTTTACATTTGCTTATGGTGGTGATGCTAATACCTTGATAGGTAGAGACCACATACCAGAGGATGAAGCTAGGGCCATTGAGAATAACTATAAGAAGGGTTTCCCTGGTGTAGCAGCGTATCAGTCTTATCAAAGAAAGGTAGTAATGCAACTAGGGTATATCAATACTTGTCCAGAGGTAGGATTCAGAGCTCATATCTATGACTTTGAAGAACTTGATAAGACACAAAAGAAGTTCTGTCAGGAGTTTTGGACCAAGTATAGAAACCTCAAGGCAACTAATCCTTCTGACCCTCTTGTTGAAGAAGTTAGATACTACTTCAAGAGGAAGTCCGCATCAGAGAGACAATCTATCAACTACCCGATTCAATCCAGGGGGTCAGCAGTGTTCAAGATAGCAGCAGTTAACTTGTTTAGCTGGGTTATTAAGAACAATTTATTTGGAGTTGTAAAATTCTGTATACCTGCGCACGATGAATTTAATATAGAAGCTCCTGCTGAAATAGCAGAGGAGGTAGCTAATAAACTTCATGAGTGTATGGTCAATGCAGGTAAGTTTATCTGTAAAATTGTTCCTCTTGAGGCTGAAGTATCAAGGCTTGAAGATGGGACTTTACCCACATATTGGATTCATTAAAAATGGAAAGTGTTAATCACCCAAGTCATTACACTCAACATCCTTCAGGTGTTGAATGTATTGATATTATAAGATACTACTGTTTCTCTATTGGTAGTGCAATTAAATACCTATGGAGAGCAGGGTTAAAGAAGGATGCCAGTCTTAGTGACAAGGAGAAGGAGATTGAAGACCTTGAGAAAGCCATATGGTGCATCAGGGATAGAATTAATCAACTAAAGAAATGAGAAGGAGAGAGTACTTAAAGTATCACCAAGAGTTACGAGATAGGTATAATGTTGAGTTACATCCTGGTGATACTGTAATTATAAACAATTACTATGGTAATTATCCTATTGTAGGTGAGATAAGCCACTATACAAGTACTGGTAGACTAGTAATTGAAAGTAAATATATTCACCCTATTAGTGGTAATACATTCACCTATCTGCATTACAGATATCCTCGTACAGTAATAAAATGGGTATAAAAATAGCATCAAGAACTAAGTTGAAAGCCAGCCTAAGTTTATTGAATAAAATCAATAGTTTTTTGTTTGAAGAAGAATGTGGTGAGCTTAGAAAGTACACCCCTGCTCAGAAGAACAAAATACAAGAGGCGGCTAAAGCTATTTCAGAAGTGATTAAAAATGGCTAAATATGTTATATGTGAAGGATGTAAGCAACTTATTGAGTACAATCCTGAAACTAAGTATGAAGGAGGAACATCCTACACTACTTTGAAATGTCCTCTTTGTGGGCATGTAAAACAGACTAGTGTAAACCATGTTCACTATGGTTTAGATGGTAAGAGATGAAGCAATATACACA